CAAGGGGCATGCCGCATCCGTAAGTCGGCAAAGCCGCCAACGGCTGCGCAATATTGCAAGGCTTTTCTGCTGAAGCTCTGAGGGCAAAAGATTCGTCGCAGCCCGTCGAAGATTGATCCGGAGTTTCCCTATCAAATCAGATAGGCTTCATCTGTTGAACCAGCCTGCGCCGCCGTCAGCTGCGGCCCGCCGCCGTAGCGCTCCGCGGCGCGCCGGTCCAGCGCGGCCTTCCACGCCTGCAGCTGGCCGTCGTCCAGCGCGGCGGCCGCCTTGCGGAGCGTCTGCTCCGAGGCCCCGAGGTCGAGCGACAGCCCCAGCGCCACAAGCCCGTCCTCGAGCTGCTTTCGCCAGGCACGGCCCAGCTCTGCCTCGGCCGAGAGCCTGCGCAGGGCGTCCGAAAGCTCCGGCGAGCCGTGCTTTGCCACGCAGTCCTGCAGTGTCATGCCATATCCCTCCTTTCCCGCCTTCGTCACGCCCGCCGCCCGCTGCGCCGGGACCGCCACAAAGGAAAATTCATATGCATCGAGCGGCTCCGAGAGCACGGACAGACACGTTTCGCCGTCATAGACCGCGCCCTTGCGGTGCGCACAGGTGCCGTAGGGCTCGCCGCAGATCGAGCAGCGCGCCTGCCCCATGGCGCAGCCGACGGAGACCTCCTTCTTGATGCCGCCCTCGATGTCCGCGATCAGGTCGGCGTTGCGCTCCGTGCGCAGCGCATAGGCCTCGGCCATCAGGCAGCTCGCGCCGTCGTCCTCGCGGACGACCTGCGTGTCAAAAATGCGCGCGACCTGCCGGTCGGCCGACCACTGGTGGTCGCAGATGCCGGTCTTGCCGCGAAACAGC